ACCATATATTATAACTTTATAATAATATAATGCAACTATTATTAATTTATTTAAAAAATAATTGTATAAAAGATTTAGTAAGTTATATTATAAATAAGAATTTTCAACTAAAACTCAACAAACAGAGGTAAAAAATGTCAGAAGAAAATGTTACTCAAACAACTGAAGATACTCAGGATAATAACAACAGCACAGAAGCTGATAATAAAAATGTTCCATATGATAGATTTGCAGAAGTTAATCAAGCAAAGAATGATTTGGCAGGACAAGTTGGTAAGTTACAAGCACAGATTGATAAAATGAATCAAACTACTAAACAACAACAAGAGAATAAAATGGTAGAAGATGGTAAACTAAAAGAAGCTCTTAATATTGTTCAGAAGGAAAGAGATGAATTTAAAGTTCAATCAGAGCAATGGAATACTTACCAAGCTGATAAAAGAGAATCATTAATGGGCAAATTAACTGATGATGATGATAAATCTATTGCAGATGGTTTGAGTTTAGATAAATTAGAAAAGTATGTAAGTAAGGTTGTTAATGTTTCTGCACCTTCTACTTCATCTGCAAGAGCCACTACTGGTAAAGCAGGTGATATGGGTGGGTATTCTTCTTATGCTGAATGGGCTCAGAAGGACCCTAAAGGTTACCAAGAAGCTAACAATTCAGTTCAAGGCTCAGGAATTAAAATTGGCTACTAAGCAAAATCATAGTGTTTTAGCTGGTGTTGATTATGATCCTAAAGGTGATATGGAATTAAAGCCTAAAGAAGATGGTGATGTAGATGTTAAATATAAGAATGGTAAGATGACCTTTGATGAATACATTGATGAAATGGAAACAAGGACAAGTAACCATGCTGATGGCAAACCTATATCTAAATCTATTGGTTACTTTGGTGGCTTTGGTGAAGGAACTTTAAACAAACCATACAAGCAAAATAAAAAATAAATAAATCTGTCAAAATGAAGCCTTAAACAAGGAGCTGAAAGACAGATATGGAGGGTCAATAAAATGGCTGAAACAGATACAGGTGTTGCTCAAGGTGGATTAGGCAAAACTATTGGTGATGCAGTTATAGCATTTAATCACACCAATGTTATGCTACCTTTGGTAACATCAAAACAAGCAGTAAAAGGTGCTATTACAGTACAATTTCCTGATTATACAAAAGTAGCTTCAAGTAGTGTTGCAGCAGCAACAGATGGTGGAGACCATACAACAGTTGCTTCAATTACAACTGCTGCAAGAAGTGCTACTGTTAGTGAGCATGTAATTAGAGCAGATGTAAGTGATTTAGCAAGAATGGGTAATGCAGATGATTTAACTGGTAATGTTGGTGCTGTATTAGGTAATGCAGTAGCAGCTAAACTTGATGCTGATTTAACAGCATTGGGTACTGGTTTTTCACAAACAGAATGTGGTGCAGGTACTTCATTAGCATTATCACATGTCTTTGGATCTATGAGACAGTTAAGAGCAGCTGGTGCTCCTTTTCCATACAATTTGGTTTTATCACCAAAACAAGTATGGGGTTCAAAAGGACTAATTGCATTATTGCATGATGATGCTGTAACAGGATCAAATTCTAAACCTATGTCTTTAATGGGACAAAAAGGTGAAGAAGCTATTGCTAATGGTTGGGTAGGTTCAATAGCAGGATTTAATTGTTATTGGTCTGACCAAATAGAAGAAGATGTTGGTTCTGGTGGTGATGCTGCTGGATTTGCATTTTCTAAAGGTTCTGTAGGACTTGCAATAGGACCTGAAGGTCTATTTAGATTAGAAACAGAAAGAAATGCTTCATTCAGAACAACAGAATATGTTGCTTGTGGTTTTTGGGGTGAAATTGAGATAAAAGATGCCTTTGGTGTTTATATCTTATCTGATGTTTCTTAATTAGTTACATTGAAAACAATAACAGGGAGCAGGTTAAACTGCTCCTTGTTTTAACTGGAGAAAAAATTTATGGAACAATATTTTAAAAAAGCAGATGGAACAATTATCAAGGTTAGTCCTAATCATGATATAAATTCACTAAAAGACAGATTTACTGAATGTGATGCTAAAGGTAATGAAATCAAGGCAGAAAAACCTAAAAAACCATCTAAAAAAGCTAAAAAGAAAGATGAGGTAAAAGATGGCAAATAATCATAGTAAATATGCAGTAATAAGAGTAACACCTACATTAGATACAAGTCAATATGCAGCATTAGATGTTTTATTTAATTCAGTTGCAATACCAAATGCAGTATTAGGTAATGGTGGGTGTTCTAAATTAGTAGGTATGTATCTTTTAAATCAAAATACAGATATAATAGATGTTGAATTTATATTTTCAGAAAACTCTTTAACACTTGGAACTATTAATGCAACTGCTAATATTTCTGATGCAGATTTAGAAGCAGGGAATATTACAGGTGCTATGAAACTTGATGGAAGTGAAACTAAAGTATCAGGTATAGATAATGCTTATGTATATAATGTAATTAATAATTCATCAACTGAAGGTTTTGCTACACCTATGCTATTACAAGCAGCAGCAGGTTCAACATCTGTTTATGTTGCAGGTATAATTGCAGATGGAACACCTACATTAGCAGCAGATGATATTGATTTAATATTTCATATAGAAAGATAATGTCTTTATTAGATCAAATTAAAAAGCATGAGGGGTTTAGACCTACAGTATATCAATGTACACAAGGTGTAGACACAATAGGATATGGCTTTGCTATTAAGGATTTAGAACTAACTAAAGAAATAGCAGAGAAGATACTAATTAAAAAGATTGCTAATTTAGAATCTAATATAAGTAAGAAGTTTGAATGGTATCATACTGCACCTCAAGAAGCTAAAGAAGTAGTTATTAATATGTGTTACCAGCTTGGTTTATCAGGCTTTAGTAAATTTAAAAAGACAATATATTTATTAGAAACAGAACAATATGAAGATGCTTCAATAGAAATGTTAGATTCTTTATGGGCAAAACAAACACCTATAAGAGCAAAAGAACTAAGTGAGGTTATAAGATCATTATGAATAAAAAAGAAACAGAGGTGGTTCTTACTCATCTGGAATACATTAAAGAAAAAGTTGATGCAAATTATAAACATTTAGAAAAGTTGAATGGCAGAGTATCAAAGAATGAATCTGCTATATCAAGGATTATGGGAGTAGGAACTGCAATAACCTTTACTATTGCAAGTGTTTTAGGGTATTTTATAAAGGAATAACTATATATGGAACTTGTTTGTCCTAATTGCTTCAGTTTACAATTGGTAAAAGAGGGTTGGCACAGAGGAAAACAAAGGTATAAATGTAAGAAATGCCAACATAAGTCAGTATATCCACTATCACCTGATGATGTAGATATAATTACATCAAATGTAAAATTAGCAAAACAAAAACAATCATTACAAGATCTAAATAGAATTGAAAGAAAAGCATTTAGAGAATATGCAAGAATAGAAAATGCAGTATCTAAATACAATTACAAATTACAAGAGATTTTTGACAATTATAAGTTAAGTAAACTAACTAAATCACATAAACAAAAAAGCAAGGCTTGTGGTGTTATCCAGTTTAGTGATGTGCATTTTAATGAATTGGTTGATTTAGAGCATAATAAGTATGACTTTAAGGTTGCATCTAAAAGATGTAAATACTTTGTTAAAAGGGCAATATCTTTCTTTAAATCACAAGATGTAAGCAATATACTTGTAGCAATGACAGGTGATTTGTTAAATAGTGATAGAAGGTTAGATGAATTACTTAATATGGCTACTAACAGAGCAAAGGCTACTTTTTTAGCAGTAGATATATTTCAACAGATTATTTTAGAGTTAAACAAACACTTTAATGTTTCAGTAGCAGCAGTTACAGGCAATGAATCAAGAGTAAAGAAAGACTGGGGCTGGAGTAATATGTTAGCTTCTGATAATTATGATTATACTATATTTAAAACATTAGAATATTTATTTAAAGATAGTAAGGTTAATTTTATACAAGGTGATCCAACTGAGATGGTAGTTGAGGTTGCAGGACAAAATTTATTGTTATTACATGGTAATGGTTCTATTAAAAAAGGCATTGACACAAGTATCACTCAGATAATGGGAAGATACAAGTCAAGAGGGTTAAATGTAGATTATGTTATTTTTGGACATATACATTCTGCAAGGGTGGGTGATACATTTAGTAGAAGCAGTAGTATGGTAGGAGCAAATGATTATTCTGAGAAGGCATTAAACTTAGCAGGTAGAGCATCACAGAATTGTTATATCTTCTATGAGAATGGCAATAGAGATGGAATAAAAATTGACTTGCAAAACTATGATAATGATATGTATGATATAGACAGTTCTTTAGAATCATACAATGCAAAGAGTTTGAGCAAAGTTAATCAAGGAACAACAATATTTAAAGTAATAGTATGATAGGATTATATGGATACAAAGATTATAGAGAACTTGTTAGGAGAATACAGTTGGCTTATTATAACTGGATTTGTGTTTTTAATAGCAAGAAATACTATAGAATCTGCAATAAGTGGACTTAAAGTATTCTTAGGCAAAGATTTAGATACTGATGATGTTATTATTATAAATATAAATGGTGAATCAAGACCTGCAAGAGTAGTAAGATGTGGGTTATGGAAAACAATATTATTTGTATATGAGGTTGGTTGCACAGATGGTAAGCCTTATATTAAAGGTGGTAACAAGGTTGCAATACAGAATGATGCTTTAAAAGATTATGTAATTGAGAAACCTTTACCAATGTTAGATTTAAAGAAATGGGACAATTGTAGTGATTAAAGTAATTTTATTTGGATTAGGATTTTGTGTTTTTTTCTTTGGTGGAATTATATTAATAGATAAAGGGTGGATAAATCAAGATGACTTTAGATAAACAGATAGATATATTATGGAAGGCTCTACATAAACAAGGTAAGTATATAGAGAATCTTGAAATAATGGTAGCACATTTAAAGACAGATTCACACCCTCCAGTATTTAAAGAAACACAATTTAAAGAATTAAATGAAAGATTGAAATATGTGGAAGCATGGATCAATAACATAGAACTAATAGAAAAAGGAGAGTATAACTAATGGACTTTTTAATGAACAATTTAAACTTATTAGCAGGTGGTGGAGCAGGAGCATTAGCAATTTGGGTTTTAAAAAGATTGCCTAATGAGGAACTATATGGTTGGGTAAACAAAACAGGTAGCTTTATAGGTGTAGCAATTACACTTGGATTAGCTAAATGTAAATGGACTAAGAATTTATGGAACTCAACAATAGAACCATATTTTGTAGATCTAATTGAGAATACATTTAAAGCATTTTTAGATGGATTCTTAAAAGGACTAAGGAGTGATAACTAATGCTACAAATATTATTAGGTAAATGGATTGCCAAAAAAGGTGGAGTTGCAGTATTATTAATGGTAGGTAATTTAATAACCAAAGTAACAAAATCTAAAAAAGATGATGAACTGTGGGCAAAGATTAAACCTATAATAAAGAAGTACAAGTAATGTCAATATCATCAATTAAAAAAGCATTAAAGAATGTTTTTCAAGGGAAGCTAAAAAACTTAGTTTCCCTTGCTGATGATAGCACATTAGACAATCATTTAAAGCCTTTAAAAATAGGTGATAAATCATTACCATTAGAATTGTCTGAAGATGAAGTTTTTTATAATGGTAAAGAAATAGTATCAGGTGATATAGAAGGAACAGGAATTAAATCTACTGGTGAAACTGGTGGAACTAAATTTCTTAGAGAAGATGGTGATGGCACTTGCTCTTGGCAAACAGCAGGAGGTGGAGGAACTAATAGTATTTTAATTGCTCATGGAGCAAGAGCAAGAGTTAATTATAATAATTGGCATAGCCATAATTGGTATTATGGTCCAGGTTATTATTTTTGGTCACAAAGTTTAAGTTCAACATCATTACCAAGCACTTGGTTAGATAGTAGACACCCTAATTATGTAGTTCCTGCTGCTGGAACTGTTGTAAGTTATATTATAACAGGTTGGAATAATACTACAGATACTTATGAGTGGGCATTAATGAAGGGAACAGGTGTTACTTTTGGAAGTGCAGGAGATTACACCATGACACAAATAGGATCCACACAATCAGCTGGTGGAACAATGAATATACAATATAAATGGGCTCAATCAGGGCTATCTGTTTCAGTTGCAGAAGGTGATATGTTAGGACTTTTTTTTAGAAGAACAACTGATAATGATTCTTCTTATTCTTATTGTCAATTTACTTATAGCATTGTAATGGAATTAGATTAGGATTAAATTATGGCAATAGATAAAATAACTAAAACAGATAAAGAAATAGAAGAATTAGAAACAACAGTTAATGGAGAAACTATAAAAAATGTAATAGATAAAATCAATGAAATAATAGATTGGATTAACAATCAATAATAATTTATGTTTTAAAAAATAATTAATATGTTATATTATAATATCAATAAAGGTAAAAATTTATGAGTTTAACAGGAAAATCACCATCAGAAACATACAGAGATTTAATCTATGTAGATAATAGTAACAATGGTATTCCCTCTGGTTCAGTAAGACCATTAAAATCAGGGAATGGTGTTCAATCAAGTTTAGCAGTTGATGATAGGTCTTTACAAGTAAAATCAGCTACAAACAATACAACAGCTTTAGATGTACAAAATGCAAGTGGAACAAG